GTGGGATCAACGGCTACCATGGATGTTTGATAGTCAACGTGAGAGGTCGGCGGGCTTAGAGTACTTACTTACGCTACTAGGTGTTGCCAGATTTGTCTTGCAGTGCTGGCACACGCCGTAGTCATTCTTTCGTTCCCCTTCCAACAATCCACGCCATTATAGCTTGGGTGCTGGTGTCACATCCCTTGAGGATGCGTGGGAGAGGGGGAACTTCTGTACCGATTAAGGCGGCTAACCCTACGCGGTTGCTAACCCGCGTTCGATACGACTTTCACCTCAGGCCAGCTCCTTCCACTGGACCGGCAGGCTGCGCCCTGCTTGCGCTCATCAAGCGAGGGGTCAAGAATAAGCCTGGCTTAGTTGGGGTGTCTCCCTTCAGCACCCCGGACTAGGAGAGGGGGGCGGAATGTCCCCTTGGTATGCATCAGTCCTACGCCATCTCCCCTGAGGCATTTCCTCCTCAAGGCCTGGGACTTCTAATTAACAACACGGAGTGAAACAATACACCACACAAAATTAGGCGTTGGCCGAAGCCGAACGCCATGAAACTGGGAGGCTCGCACGAAAGCCGTCCCAGTCCTTCAGCAGATCATAATCCCAAATTCGCAACGAAAATTGTGACAACTCCTCCTCGGTGCAAGGAAAGCCCACCGCTGCAAGGCGAGCGCATTCCGCTTGGTCAAAAGACATCGCTGCACCATTCTTCACATTGATCTCTGCCACAATTTCGGGTTCTGAAAAGACTGCGTCACCTCCACAGGTGCGCATTTGAAGATCACGATCAACCAAAGTCTTCACCCCAAGGCTCTCATAAAACCTGAGGTACTTGACTGAGATTGTCGGAGACAAACCGGCAAACTCATGAGCCCGAGCCAAAGCCGCTGCGCGAGCAATCGACAGACACCCGGCGCGGTCTTCCTTCTTGAAGTACTCAATCATGGTTGGGCTGCATGATATGCCAGCTCGAGCAAAGCACCGGTCGACTTCGGGCATGAAAACACCAGTTGGCCCGTCAGCGTCCAAAGCGTGGTAGTAGCCAGTGAACAATGCTCTGTCTGAACGAATAAAGATCTTCATATTGAACCCAAAACGCTCCCATCTTTGCATCAAAGAGACATACAACTCATCTTTTTCTTTGATTCTTGGGGTGGTGGACAAAATGCTATCATCACCCTCGAAGGCACTGGCAAGCCATCTGTTTGCACCCGTGTGGTCTTTCCCATATTTGACCTCAGGGTCGAGATACGTCTCAGGCATCTCAAAAATGGCGCAATGCCAGCATACAAAATTTGTCCACCAATTCAAACACGACGTCCCGCGATGTCCGCTCCTGCGGATAGCGTCAATGATGTAGGTCCTGAACTCCTTGTTCTTCTTAAAATTAAGAGTCAGGTCTCGCATCACGGAAATGTCGCTGTGTGCTTGAGCCCAGGCCTCAGGCTCCGACATAAGAACCTTGAGAATGCTTGCAACATGTAGAATGACTGGGTTCTCAACACAATCCCTGAGTTGTATGCTGCATGTTGTGTCCCATGCGGATCCATCGCCCTCAAATACGGACATGCCGTTTTCATCTTTTTCTCCGAGCAATGGTTTCTTGCCTTTCCCCTTCGCCTTGCCTTGCAGCTGGCCGGTTCTGGAATAGGCAACCTTTGGGACACGCAATTCAGCTGCGATTCTCTCCATGGCATCACGCTTACCCTTACCCTTGATACCTTTCTTGGGCAGATGCTTCTTAATCAAGTCTTCAATACAACAAATGGTTATGAGTGACAGGACCTGCCCCTCATCTCCATCAGCAATAAGCATCCTGGGCGCTTTGCCTTCAGGCATCGACTCGAGCTTCACATCACACTTCAGTTTGAACGCTGGCTGTATGCGGCAGCACAACGATTCAACGGTCTTGTTGAGTCGATCCTCGGTCCACTTACCAGACCGCAATTCTTCGAAGACGCACTTGCCCCACCACTCGGTGACACGTTTCGCGCTGAACAACGACCGGCGTGGGTTGTTGCCGATGGCATCAAACACCATCCGGCCGATCAGCGCTTTGTCATCCTTGTTGGCAGTGAATGGGCGTTGCTTCTTCGTGATTCTGTTATCAATCGCAGACTCAATTGATGCAACTTCACGCGCGTAGACATTGGGTGGGTCAGTCACTGGGAGCGACACAACTCCCACGACTTGCTTGCGGTTGGATGGTTCAGTTGACTGACCAACCACGCCAATGCCGGCAGAGTTCTCCAAAATTCGGTCTTCACGGTTGGCGCGGATTTCCGAATCTTCATCGGTTGTCCCGCCTAGTGGATGGAGATCCTCATTGCCATGGCCAGGCTCGACGAAGCCTAGCTCGTTGCGAGGTGGATCGACAAACGACTCCGCAGCAACACGCGGGTGGGTAACCCATGGTTGTTGTGCGGGAACAACTTGTCCATCCGGAGTCACGACGGCGATCAACACCGATGCGTCCGGAGGCGGGGGCCCGACCCCATCGCCAGGAGGACAGTTGCCACTGTCTGAAGGTCCACCGGGTGCAGGTGGTGCACCCTGGGCGGGTGCTGCTGGTGCGAGAATGTTGGCCCCTCCTTGCTGATTGCCGCGTATGAGCTCCAGTCTGGCAGGTCGACGGCGTCCAAGGCAGGGTACGCAATCACAGATTCGGCCGAGCCAATCTCCGTTGCATCTGTATTGTGTTATGGCCCATGCACCAAGTGTACGCATCGTAACGTCATCTGGTGTGTGTGTTGGCCAAATCACTGCAGCATGCTGGAATACGATGGCTGCTTGTACTTTCGGTTTGCTTTCAGCATATGACTGGTTCATGATAACCTTGTCAAGCTTGGCAAACTCCGCGCCGGTGATGTTCACTTCAATCTCATGGGGCAAATCATAACCCACACGGCGGTAACAAGCAGTAGCTCGGTCAGTCCTTGTCGTTGTGACCCGGATCTTGTACATTCCGGGCCGGCGCATCGCGATGCAGAGCATCCACGGCTCAACATTCTCAATGCTTGTGGTGTTTGCGACAGACAAAGGTAACGTCATCTGTCGTTTGTGCTTAGCGTCACGTCTTTACACGTCCAGAGAACGGTCCAACACTAGGTTGCGATATGAGCTTAGCACTCGTTTGGTCTTGTAGCCCCCGACAGAGTCAGGTGGGACGACCAGCCCCCAATTCCGTAATTCCGCCTCAAGCCCAGGTCAGCTTGAG